GGATGCTCCCTCCCTGGCCTTCTTAGGGGCCCATTTCTTCTCACTACTCTCCGCACCTCGTTCCCTTCTTCAATCTTTACATTCTTTTGCTACTGACCCCCTCGGGGGGGTCAGGGGTAGGATTGACTATCGTCAAGTCCCAAAAGAGGCATTCTCATGAAGTACCTCTTTCAGTCCGAGGATCCTCAAACCTTGGATGAAGGAGTGCCCCCACCGTTATCCTGCCTTGCAAGTCCGCGTGGAACGGGACAAACAAAGGCACTTCCTGCTTTAGGGAAGCCTCTCGTTCGAGAGGTAAGCAAGAAGCTGGGAGGTATAACGTGAGATAGGGAGCCTTACTCGCCTGATGTAGACACTTTCTACTATCACAGGCGAGGCCTCTCATCGATTGGTGAGCAAGGAGACCTCAGATTAGTCAACTGAGTCGGGTCAAACACCCGTTAAACGGTGTGTCGGAAATGGCTGGAACCCATGGCTCGACGACCCCCTTGGGGGAGACGCCTTCTAACCAAAGGTGCCCGCAACACTCCCGGGATAGACCTGGGTCGATTAACCGATAGCCAGGAAGCACTAAGTAAGTGCGGATTACTGGCCAGGCACGGGATTTGTCATCTCGTGTGCGTACCTGATTTGGGATTTAATCAACCTCAATAAGGTCCGCCCTGACAGTCGGACGACTCTCTACCTCTTCTTGGATTCTTACTCTCACTGGTCGTGGGAGGAAGTACCTTGGAGCCCGAGCTCTCCTAGTCAGTTTCCCTCACAAGGGAGACCAGAGACAAGGAAGACCGGGAACGCCTCGCATCAGACTACAAATCGTGGTAAACCACCTATTTATAATCATGAAACGAACGCCTTATTTGCTCCAAGCTAACAGCGGGCATCCTTTATTCAAGGAGATTCTGTTAACTCAGGCTTCAGGGAAGTACGTAGTAGTGGATCCTACATCCCCTAATACTGTTCAGTACCTGACTCCAAAGAGTTACCAGGCACTCCAACGAGTATCGTTGTCCAACGATGAAACACTTGTGGTGTTATTGCACCCTTGGGACATCGTACCTGTGGGGCCTGATGGCCGACCAGCATCAGCGTCTGTAACTTCCACTGGTTCTGCACAATCCCCTACACCTTCCGTACTTGATCCGGCGGTAGCCCCGGCTCGTCTAGTTCCTCTTGATGCTAGACAAGACATCGATGACCAGTTGTGGTCGCAGTATATGGAATCTCCAGGCTACTCAGTCGGTGTTACCGATCATGGGTCCCCCGGAGTCCCTACTACGTCCACTCCTGGTTCCGATGAGCCAGAAGGGTCTTCACGAGGTCTCGAAGGATCCTCCAAACCTTTACGGTTCGAAGGGCTTCGAACATCTCATTTGGACCTTTTCCGTCTGAAGGGCGGGGCCCGTAACTTCTCCATAGGAGGTAATCTGCGATTTATACCTCGGAGCGATGTTAACCCTAACTTCTTGGACGCATCCATCCAGTTCTTAGGACCCGTAATGCGGGAATGGGGGAATACCCTTCATCTCCGCATCTTCGGGAAGGTTCCTAATAGTTACTTCCTTAGCGATCTTCTAGCCATGACGGCTTTCCTTCGCCGGTTGGTAACCGAGCATGGGGAACTTTACATACTAAGGTACCTAAAGGCCTCAGCAGCATATCTCCTTGCTTTCCTTGGAGGATCTCCGCTGAAGGATAACTGGGCTTTCGGGCTCGGCGTATCCCTTCGTGGGGGCCTTCCAACCTGGATCCCACTGCGGATCCGGTCAGCATTGCGAGCGGGACATACTCCTTGGTGGAGATGGACAATATCCTTTATATATTCATACAAGGGATTGATGACCAAACCGGGACTAGCTAAGCTAGCCTCGATTAAGTCGGATCCTTGGAACCCTCCTACTGAACACTATAAACTCCTTCTTCAGGAGCTTCCAGGATTCAGCAAGTGGATTTCCAAGTACTCCCCATTGTCCGACCTTGCCTCTCTGGCGAAACCTAAAGTTTCAGATAAATCGGTTCCAGATCTTACTGATCTTCACGCCGGGGTAGGAGTTGCCTCTTATCCGACGTTGGAACTAATTTCATCTGGACCTAACGGTTCACCAGCCGTGGCATGGGCGGGAATGGATGCCCTTGCATGGACATATCATGGTGAAGGTCCATTAGTCAACTACCTTACTATTACAGGTCAGAACTTTCTTACACTGGCCTACCGTTTAGCGGTTTGCGATTCTTTAAAGTCTACACTTCCTACCTACGACGAAGTGCCCACTAATCCTAAGATTACTGGTCGACTAAAATTTCTCGCAGCCCGCCCAGGGGGTGAATACCACCTACGGCAGGTTTCAAGTACTAAGC